ATCCGCCAATCATGTGAATGAGTCCAAAGCCATAAAATCCTAGTCCTGGCAGAAATTTGAAGTGGACAAAATATTGGATCTTATTTTTCTTTAGATCATTGGGCGCATAGTTTCTCCGTATGGAGAGGACTACTCGGCTGCCTTCTTCTACAGTTACTATGTAGGGCAATTTTATTCCAGTTGGTCCATCAGAATTTGTATCCTCAAAACCCTCTAGATCTAGATTTACATGACACTCTAACAGAGTGTATACAGGTTCTTGTCTGCCTGTCTTCTTTGTTCCGTCTAATTCTTTTTCTTTTTTGTCAAGATCATTTTTTTCTACGTGACCTGGTGGTCCTAATTCTACGTCTCTGTAGAAACCATTGACCTGTTGTTTTCTTAATTCGTTTTCTGATATTTTAATAACATGAATTACAGACTCTGCGTCCTCGATACTTGTTGCAGTGTATGGCACAACTAATTCATCTGCTGGCACAAACTTTGATACTGCTCTGCCCATCGGCACATCGTAATAGACTTTTTTAAATGTAGAACCTGCAAGTGGTAGATGAAATAACATTGAGTCAAACTCTGCCTCATATTCTTTCATCTGATCCATAATCAGATAATTCATAAAATCTTTTACACGAACAGCTTGTTGTTCTGTCTGTGGACTCTTTACACCTATGACCTGTGTTCTCACTGGTCCATCTGCTGGTAATAATTCTTTGTATGCTTGAGCTTGAAACTGTGTTACTGCCTCTGCCAACACCGGGTGTGTTGCACCTGAGGCTCCTTGAAATGGTTCTGTTCTATTCTCGTATTTAAAACCAAGTAGATCTAATCCTGTAATATAAGATTGTTCCCACTCTTTTCTGGACGCCTTGTAATCCATGTAGTTTTGAGTCATCTCGTTTCCTACAGGTTCTAAAACATCATCTGGTAGAAGTTCTGCAAGATTATCAAAGTGTGATTCTGTTCCTGGTACGTTAATCGATCCTGGTTCAAAGTCTAATGTTACGCCACCATCCTCTTCTGGTATGACCTCGATCGGTCCTTTTTCTTCTACTGGTTCCTGAACATCTACTTGTTCCGCTATCTCCTCTTCTGAAGGGATATCGATCTTGGTTCTAGTGTTCGGGAGTCCTTTGTCTATTTCTGCCATTTAATACTCCTATATTTTCATACCACGTTTTAACAAACCTTGCAACCCTTGTGAGTTTGGTCCTGATACTGGTGGTGGGCCTGAGTCTACACCAGCTAATTTAGCAATACCACCGCCTGCTAGATTAGCAACTCCACCAAAAGTTCCTATCTGTTGTGTTTTAAGTTCATCTGGTATTTGACCTATTTCTAATGACTCTCTATCAGCTTGTCTTTGTAAAAGATCTAATTGTGCAGGGCTATAGAAACCTGTGCCAAACAAATCTTTTATAGGTCCTAAAATTTGTCGATCGTAGTCCATTCTATTCTGCATTTTTTGTGCATCAAAAACTTCTTCTTTAGCTGCAAAAGCTTGTTGTTCTGGAGAACCGAATTTATAAATATCAAAAATATTTTTTCCAAACATAGGCTCTGCCCTAATTTGAGATCGTTCAAATTCTTTTTCCGCCTTTATTTCATCTTTAGCAGAGTATGTTGGAACTAACGTGTCAGGATCAAAAGTCTCATCTTTTTTAATTCGTTGAAGATTTTTATATTTGTTTATTAGATCATTATATTTTTGTTTAGCGCTTACATAATCAGCAGCCAGTCCTTGAGTATCGCTTCCTAAAATCATTCTATCTTTATCTGTTTCTTTTTCTAATTGTTTTCTTTCATCTGTTGGCATTGCATATTTAATTAAAGATTTAGATAATGCTTCTTTGTATGTATCTCCTCCCTCCAACATATTATTAGCTATAAAACCACCATCGATAACGACCTCACCTGCAAGTCCGTATGGACCTAGTAAACTTGTTAAAGTTGCCCCTGTACCTACTCTAGTAACCGCTTTTATTTTTTGTGCAGTTCTTTTGGCTTGTGCATCATTCATGTTTCCTGATTGAAGTTGTTTTGACTCTGATATTAAACCAGTCATAGCTTCGTCTATTGTGCAAAATCCAGGTGAACCACCACTACTCTTTGGACAAAACTTCATAAGTTTTTTAAATAACGGAGATCCTTTTTTCACCATGCCCTCTTGAACATTTGTTGGAAGTTTTCTTACTTCTGAAATGTATGATTCTCTTCTTGATTTAAGAGTTTTTTGAGGTTGTAAAACTTTTATTTTCATTGAACCATCTTTTCTAACGCCATACTCCAATTGACCTGGTATAAATTTTTTAGTTAGATCATTTAATTTTTGAACAATAGGTCCTCTTGCATTTGGTGGAGCAGCGTTAAAATCAGTAATTAGTTTTCTTCTTTCATTTCCAAACTCTTTAAAACCCAAAAAAGTATTTTGTGCTCTGGTTGTACCCACCATTGTATTTAATGTTTGTCTTGCTATTTTAGGATCATTTAATTCTAATGCCTCTCTAATTCCTAATAAGTGATCTTGTGAGTAACCAAAAAATTTTAACTCTGGTGGTAAATCTTTTAAATTAAAAACTTTTGCCATTTTTTTAGACTCATTTTTCATTTGAGTAACTAGTTGCGCAGACGTTATTTGTTTTGTAGGAGGTAATCCTTTGTTAGCTAATTTTACAACAGCATCTAAATTATCTCTCCAGTTATCAACGTTAATGTTAATTTTGTTTCTGTAATTTTTTACTTTTTCAGAATCTACGTTTTTACTTAAAATGTCGTATATATTTTCTCCACCTGTTTTGGTAAAGAAAGGACCATCTGGTTTCAGATAAGTTGTAACAAAATTTAACACTTCTCTATCTATGTTTAACGCCTCTAGAAGTCCTTTTCCTTTCATAGATTTAGATCCTGCTTTTGCAAAATCTCCCGTCGCCGTTCTTACTAAACCATATCCCTCTTTTAACTGACCTGATCTAATTAATTCTTGTTGAGTATCAAAACCTCTTTTGTCTAAAATAACTAAATCAAAATAATCGTTTATTTTTTTATTAAAAGTTGGGTTTTGTAATCTATAGTTTGCATAACCTTTTTGAAAAATTAATTCTTTATTTGATCTTTGAATTGGAAAAGTTATATCAAAAATATTATCTGCTACTCTTGTTGCTTGAGAACCTTCTGCAGTTGCTGCTGCAATATTTGGCATTCCGTTTTCCAAACTTAATTTAAAATTACTACCACTATAAATTTTATTTTTAGATTCTTTTTTCCAATCTTTAATTAATTGAGTTTTTGCTTTTTCGTAAGAGTCATATTTACCAGCATTATTTTGAAACCAATTGTTAGTCCAATTGTTTACTTTTTGTATTGTTTCAATTCTTTTAGTTTTTTTAACATCTGATATCTCTGCTATTTTTTTCTGTGTCTCTGGATTTGTTACTCCTGCTTCTACCTTTTTATATTTAAGATTAGGGTGATTATTATTTAATTGTCTAGAGGCTGTATCTTTTCTTATATCAATACCAGAGTCTTCAATTAAATTATCGATTGTTTTTGTAGCTAAAACTTTTTTATCTAAACTCTTTACATAATTTATAAAGTTTTGACTTTTTTCAGAAGGAGGTTGTCTATACCCCTGCCTCTTGCCACCAAAACCTGGTTGCACCAACATACCACCACCGGCCATTGGATTACGTCTGTTAAACGCGTTGAATAATTCTATCTCCTGCACTTCTGGTTTTGGATCTGGTCTTGCAATATCTGATGCAAACTTAACCTTATCTTTAATACCTGACCGGGTCAGGTAATCCATCATCTGTTTGTATTCTTTTGGAGTCATTATTCTCCTAACAATCTAGCGATTCCGCCTGATGCAAAGTCATCATAATCACTTGGATCATAATCACCTTGTCTTGCGACAACTGCATCTGATTGCGCTCCGTCGATATTATCTGTTATGGCTGCTGCCTTGTCTCTTCTTTTTTTATTTTGAACAATCTCTCTCATGGTAGGTCCTTTGCCTGTCGCATACTCTTTTAGTTTCGATACATCTGAATCAAGATCTCTGATACTAGAGCCACCAACCTCGTCAACATCTATACTAAAATCATCAGGGCCATCTGCTCTTCCGACAGGACCCGACTCTGCTGTAGTAAACTCTCCTGTTGGTCTTGGATTTCCCTCATCTGGTAATGGTTTTTTGTATTCCATCTGCACCGGATCACCAAATACATTAGCATCACTCTCATACTCAACTCTTACAGCACCTTGGTCAGTGTCCTCTGTGACTCGAACCACGGAACCATCATCAAGTTTTTTCTGGTGAATAGATTGTCTCTCAGCTGTTGCAAATCTTTTAGTAACATCATCACCCTCTGCGATAACCTTGTTAACCAATGCATCAAACCACTCTGGTTTGCCAGCAACATCATCTGTTTTAATTACAGGGACTTTTTTGACTGCTTGACCTACTTTGGCTAATTTAAAAAATTTACCAACGATAGGCACAGCTGCCATACCACCAAGTATTTTTAAGAAAGTTCTTCTGGTCATCCCATCTTTGAAACCTGCACGTCCACCCTGTGCAAAGTCTTCTAAGTCTACACTTAATCCGTCAAATGCTTCACCGTAAAGATCTGTCTGTTGTTTTTGATCTAGATCATAAAAATCTTTACCAAATCTTTTTTCTGCTAAATCCTCTGCAACAAGTTGTGCATTATATTTTCTATCTCCTTTTACAAATCCTGGTGATACATTATCGATCGCATCCTTAACCATTTTTTTATTTTTTATTCTAGCGGCACTCTCTTTGTTTTCTCTACCTAATCTCTCTGCAATCTCTGCCTCTGTCTCTGACTGTTTGCCTCCCATAATCTTAGATCTTGGGTTTATCTCTTTACCCTCCATGTCCATGATCTTTGCAGTTTTTGTGTTTCTAATTCCTGATGGCACCTCCTTCATTATTGGTGGTGTGCTCTCTATCATATTTAATATTCTAGTAAGATCCTGTTCTGATTTTATAAACTCATCTGCTCTGTTAAGAGGTAAACCTGCGTTTTGTAATGTGGTTGCTATCTCACCAGCTTTTTGTTCTACCGCCATTCTATTTGGAATGGTAGTAATCCCTTTTGATTCTCTTGCTAAAAGCTTTCTAGCTAATGATAATATAAAATTTATTGCCGACATTAATAATAATTCCTTTTACGTTGCTCGACCTTCTCGTCGATATAATCTTCAGGGTGACCGATCAGACCGCCCTGTCTGAATCGCATGATCGCCTGTGTCGTCGAATCGACCAGGTCATCATGATCACCATAAGGAAAAGCCGCACACTCCTCGATGACGTCGTCTGCGAATTTCTGCTCAGGCGCATATATCATACCAGATTCAAACAAAGGTGCAACAGCATTTACACGGGCATGCTTGTCGTTTCCTTTTGATGGACTAAAATTTACCACCGGTATATCCATCTGTCTAAGCTCGTATGTCAGTGGTAATCCCGATGCCTTTGCCTCAATAATAACTGTTTCAGGTTTCCAATAGTCGTATTGTTCGAGAGCCAATCTTCTAAGTTCTGGAAACTCGTATCTGCCTTTCACAGCATCGAGTAATATCAGACAGGCCGGACTGTCCTCGTTTGGATAGAATATTCCCCATGTCGTGATCGCCGAGTAATCAGCCGTCTCCTTTTTCAAAAATGCCGTATC